TATGGCACAAAATATTAAAAAAATAATAGCACAGGAGTACCTTAAATGTGCTAAGGATCCATCGTACTTCATGAAGAAGTACTGCTATATACAGCACCCTACTAGAGGTAGGATTCTTTTCAATTTATACCCTTTTCAATCAGAAGTCTTACACTTATTCAGAGATAATGACTATATTATAACTCTCAAGTCTAGACAGTTAGGTATTTCAACTTTAGCAGCAGCATACAGTCTATGGTTAATGCTCTTTCATAAAGATAAAAACGTATTAGCATTAGCAACTACACAAGCAACAGCTAGAAACCTAGTTTCTAAGACTATGTTTATGTATGACCAACTACCTAAGTGGTTACGATTACCTGCTGTAGAAAAGAATAAATTATCATTAAGACTGAAAAACGGTTCTAAGATAACAGCTAAATCATCTAATGCAGATGCAGCAAGATCTGAAGCAGTATCCCTGTTACTAATAGATGAAGCAGCGTTTATAGATAATATTGCTGAAACCTTTACTGCAGCACAGCAGACACTAGCAACCGGTGGTCAATGTATGGCTCTATCCACTCCTAACGGAATTGGTAATTGGTTTCACCAAACTTGGGATAAAGCAGAAGGTGGTGAAAATAGTTTTTTACCTATAAGACTACCCTGGACTGTACATCCTGAGAGAAACCCGGAATGGAGAGAACAACAAGATAGAGATTTAGGACCTCGAATGGCTGGCCAGGAATGTGATTGTGATTTCTTAGCATCGGGAGATACTGTATTTGAACCCGATGACCTACTTTTTTATGAACAAACCTATCAAAAAGACCCAGTTGAAAAAAGAGGGGTAGATGGTAATTTATGGATATGGGAACAAGCGGACTATACTAAATCGTATATGGTTGTAGCAGATGTCTCTAGAGGAGATTCTGCAGATTATTCTGCTTTTCATGTATTCGACATAGAAACATGTGTTCAAGTAGGGGAATATAAAGGTAAATTATCACCTAAAGATTTTGGAAACGTACTTGTAGCAATTGCATCTGAGTTTAATGATGCCCTTTTAGTTGTAGAAAATGCTAATATAGGCTGGGCTACTATCGAACAGGTAATGGAAAGACAATACCGTAATTTATACTACAGCCCCCGTAATCAAATGGATACAGTTGAATCGTATATGACCAAGTACGAAAGAGATAAATTAGTACCAGGCTTTACTATGTCAGTCAGAACTAGACCATTAGTAATAGCTAAGATGATGGAGTATATAAGGGAAAAAGGCGTAACCGTGCAGTCAAAAAGACTTATGGGCGAGATGAGAGTGTTTGTTTGGAAAAATGGAAAAGCTCAAGCTCAAAGTAATTATAACGATGATTTGCTAATGGCTTGTGCAACAGCACTTTATGTAAGAGATACTGCTTTGAAGCTGAGACAACAAGGAATGGACCTGGCTAGAGCACAGTTATCCTCTTTCACTAACTTAAATGCTAAGAATAGATCAGTTATTAAAACAGTTGGAAACCAACAAAATAATCCTTATATTGTTAAAACTGACTATGGGAATGAAGATATCTCATGGGTACTTTAATAAACGATATTTATAAATAAACTGTATTAATGGCAGATACTTCACTTTTTAAACGATTAGGGAGACTTTTTTCTTCCGATGTAGTAATAAGAAACGTTGGTGGCGACCAACTTAAAGTCGCTGACGTCAATCAAATTCAAACTACCGGTAGGTATAAGACTAATTCTCTTATAGATAGATTTAGTAGGTTATACCTATATAATAATAAAAACATTTTTAATCCTAATCTTAACTACCAGACGTTAAGAATACAGTTATATTCTGATTATGAAGCAATGGACACTGATCCTTTAATAGCTTCAACTTTAGATATAATTTCTGATGAAGCTACATTAAAAGACGATTTAGGAGAAGTTCTTTCTATAAAATCTTCAGATGAAAATATACAAAAAATTCTTTACAATTTATTTTATGACGTATTAAATATAGAATTTAATCTTTGGTCTTGGACTCGTAATATGTGTAAATACGGTGATTTCTTTTTAAAATTAGAAATAGCAGAAGAATTTGGCGTATACAATGTACTACCTTACACGGTGTACCATATGTCAAGACATGAAGGCCGTGACCCAGAAAATCCTGCAAAAGTAACTTTTCAATTAGACCCTGATGGGTTAGCTTCTTCTCAAGATCCTAACTTTATTCCTAAAAGTAATAGAAGAGTAGTAGAATTTGATAATTACGAAATAGCACACTTCAGGCTCATCTCTGATACTAATTATCTTCCATACGGCCGTTCTTTCATAGAACCAGCTAGAAAGATATTTAAACAGTTAACTCTCATGGAAGACGCGATGTTGATACACCGTATTATGAGAGCACCAGAGAAAAGAACTTTCTATATTAATGTAGGTCAAATTCCTCCGAACGAAGTTGAGCAATTTATGCAAAAGACTATTACTCAGATGAAAAAGACTCCTTTCGTTGATCCTAACACAGGAGATTATAATCTTAGATTCAATATGATGAATATGATGGAAGATTATTATATTCCTATGAGAGGTGGAGATACTCAAACTAAAATTGATACTACTAAAGGATTAGACTATGATGGTACAAATGATATAGAGTACTTAAGAGATAAAATGTTTGCAGCTTTAAAAGTACCTAAAGCATATTTTGGATACGAAGGAGATCTATCAGGTAAAGCTACTTTAGCAGCAGAGGATATTAGATTTGCAAGGACTGTAGAAAGAATACAGAGAATATTAGAATCTGAATTAACTAAAATAGCATTAGTACATCTTTATGTACAGGGTTTCAAAGGTGAATCGTTAACTAATTTCGAAATAAGTCTTACTAATCCTTCAATAATATTTGAACAGGAAAAAGTTGCATTATTAAAAGAAAAAGTAGATTTAGCAAGTCAAATGATGGATACTAAACTTTTCCCTACTGATTATATTTACGACCATATCTTCAACTTATCCGAAGATAAGTATATGGAAATGAGAGATCTAGTAAACGAAGATTATAAAAGATTATTTAGACTAAATCAAATCGAGAATGAGGGTAATGATCCTGCTAAGTCCGGTAAATCATACGGTACTCCTCATGATTTAGCATCTCTATATGGTCGCAGACAAGGAGATGAAAAAGGACAGCCTTTCGGAACTCTTCCAGCTGGATTTGAAGACGATACTCCCGGTATAGGAGATATTGGACCCGAAGGCGGTAGACCTAGAAGTCATGCTTCTCACTATGGTACAAATGATGGGCTAGGAGGTAGAGACCCTTTAGGTCAGCATGGAATGAAAGGCGGTTTTGACTCAGACAACGACAACGTTAATGAAAGTGAATCTAATAGTAAAATAGATAACACACTTGCTAGGACTTTATTTTTCCAAAACAAAGATATGTTTAATAATAAAAAACAAATAATTTTTGAAAATAGTAAGGAAGAAGAAGATAAATTACTAGACGAATCACAAATTCAAGATTTAGATAATTAATTACTATTTATAAAGGTAAGGTGTACTATGTGTACAACAAAACGAAAAAATAATGCGCATTAAACATAGTAAGTACAAAAATACTGGGCTAATATTTGAATTATTAGTAAAGCAAATTACTGCTGATACTTTAAATAAGAAAGACTCGGCTGCTGTTCATATACTAAAAAAATTCTATACTGGTAAATCTACCCTAGTACGTGAATTTAAATTATATGAATTTATTTTAAAGAATAAATCAGTAACACAGTCTAAAGCTGAATCTATAGTTTCGACTATAATAGAAGTAGCACGTAATATTGATACGGGTTTACTTAAAAAGCAAAAATATAGTCTGATAAAAGAAATTAAAACAAATTACAATTTAGAAGAATTTTTTTCTATAAGCGTAAAAGACTACAAACCACTAGCAGCATTATACTGCTTGATGGAAGCACATAAAATAACAGATATAGTTGATCCTAATATACTAGTAGACAATAAAACTACTTTATTAGAACACCTTACTAAGGTACAGCAAGATAAAGAAGAGGTAAGAGATACATTAATAGAAGAGTATTCTAAATACGATAAAGATCTTAAACTACTTACTTTGAAAATTCTTTTAGAAAAATTTAATTCTAAATACGAAACTTTACTTCCTGAACAAAAAAATATATTAAAAGAATTTATTACCTCAGTAGATTCTTCTACTAGATTACGTAATGTAGTTAATGAAGAATTAATGAAACTGAAAAAAATAATATCTAATTTAAAAAATACAGTCAAAGATGATATAGTAGCTATTAAATTACAAGAAGTTGTTAAAACTATAGCTCCTCTTTCTAAAACAAAAAGAGTTACTGATGATCATCTGGTTAATATTATGCAATATTACGAACTAGTTCAAGAACTAAGAGGCTTATGAAAATTAGTCAACTTAGAGAAATAATTAGGGAAGTAATGCAGGAAATGAATGAACTAAGTACTTCTGCTGGGGCAGGTGCTTATCATACTCCTTTCGCATTCGGTAAAAAAAACGGAAAAAATAGAGCTACTAAATATGGTGAGAAGCTCGGGTATAAAACTGTAAAGTTAAAAAAAAGGCCATATAATACTAAAATGATAGATTATTTAGATGAGAACTCTACAAGAAAAATATAACGCTATTTTAGAAGGTAAGTATACCAAAGCTCAATTTGTTAGAAGCGCTAAAATGGAACTCCCTCAATTCGTATCGCAATATAGTGAATACAAAGATACCGTCTCTATACTTAAGAGAAAAGGTATGTTAGTAGAAACAAAAAAAGAGACTACTATAGAATACGATGCTCCCGGTAGAAAATATTCAGACGAAGCTTTAAGAAGAGGAGTTGATTATGAATTAGAAGGTATGGGATTAATGTCTCAAGAAACTATATTAGAAAAAGATTTCATTAAAGCTGAAAAAAAAGCTATAAAGAAATTAGATAAAGATCCAAATCACTACCTCCACCTACTTTCAGGCGATTCTAAAAAAGTCAACAAACATGACCAATTAGTTCCTGTTAAAAAAAATAATCATATAGATAAAATTAACGGTTTAAAAAAAGCGGAGCTTAGGGAAGCTAAAGGTCTATTAAAGGAAGGTAAAGTTGAAGATCTTGCTAAAAAATTAAATATATCTGTTGATGCATTAAAAGCAGCAATGGAGAAAATTAAAAAAGGAGAAATGACTGCTACAACTGCAGCAGCTAGAAAAGCTAAGTTCTCTGAAGATGTAGTTAATGAATATGATCAAGCAGACTCTGTAGCAGATTACATAAAAGATTTTTATAGAAATCCAAAAACTGGAATTAGTATAATCGACGACAGAACTATTGACGATTTTTATAGAACTCACCCTGAATGGGAAGAGCAAGCAGATGGTTCTGAAGAAGGTATGCAAGCTGTACTAGATAATTTTAATGAATTCCTATCAGTAAATACCGATTATGTAGATGAAAAGAAAGGTAAAGACCATGACGGAGATGGAGACATCGATGGGGATGATTACATGGCTGCTAAAGATGTTGCTATCAAAAAAGCTATGGGCAAAGATGTAGAAGAAACAAAAGGAGCTCCTGATGGACATTATTTTACTAAATCAGGTAATTTAGTTAAAGGTAGATTATCAGCAGATGCAAAAGAAAGA